CTTCACGTTATAGCCAACCATTGCATCTGACCATTTGAATAGTTCATGCGTACTATCGCCTATTGCAGCTTCTAATCTTTCTGGAATATTTAGCTCTCTTGGTATGGCGTTTCTATACAAATAAATGCCAAACTTAGCGTTATCCTTACTATCTGCACATGCACCGACGTGAAAAAATTCCATTTAAATCTCCAATCATTAAGCGATAATGATATACTATATCACATAAACTTTTTACTTGCAAAGGACAACCGATGGAAGAATCTTTAGTAAGACCAGGACATTTTGGCAGTTCAAAAGAAAATATAAAGATTTTAAAAAACTTTGTAGATTTAGAAGACCTTAAAACTATACAAGATTTTTTGCCTACAATAACTGAATGGATGGATGCCGGGGAAAACCAATATTCAGAAGACGGCACATGCACATATGATGCTTCGTATTGGTCAAACAGACAGTGTAGCGGTGAAATTTTATCTAGAATAAATTTGGATATTTATAATATTGTTGATAAATATATATTAAAAATGAAATATTTCTTAGAAGATTCTTTTAATGTTAAGGTATCAGCTAGACCACCGGTTATTATAAGATGGTTTCCTGGGATAGAACAACGTCCACATGCTGACAAGCAGCTAAATGATGGGTCACCAAATCCGTTTCCTACATATGATTTAAATTCGCTTATATATTATAATGATAATTTTGAGGGGGGAGAACTATATTACCCTGAACATGATATTGAAGTGAAGCCGGAACCAGGGCTTGCAGTTGCTCATCCCGGCGATATTAATTACCTACATGGCGTTAAAGTAATCAAGTCTGGAGAAAGATTTACTACGCCGTCTTTTTACACAATTACAAACCTATAACACCTGTCAATATAGACTAATATAAAACCCGCCTTTTTATAAGGCGGGTTTTTCTATTCACCTATTTAAATGTTGGTGGGAAGAACGGTGGAAAGAATGGTGGAAAGAATGGTGGGAAGAACGGTGGGAAGAACGGTGGGAAGAATGGTGGGAAAAATGGTGGGAAAAATGGTGGGAAATATGGTGGGAAGTAAGGTGGGAAATATGGTGGGAAATATGGTGGGAAGAACGGTGGAAAGAATGGTGGAAAAAATGGTGGGAAGTAAGGTGGGAAGTAAGGGGGGAAGAATGGGGCGTGTCTTTCATAGGAAATACTTGTACCCAACGGTGTAACAGCAGTATCTGTTAAAGCAGTTTTTACCTTATTAAGATCTGCTGGAACAGCCGTTGCAGTGTCTACTGGTGTGCCAACGGTAAAACCGGCAGCAGTTATTGTTGTATTAGCTGTGGAGTCAGCTGTTCCGCGCTGCTACTGTAGGCTTAGCGGCTTTTCTATTTTGCTTCTTGCCATCATCCTGTGCCATATTATCCTACCAAATCTCCTAGAGCAACCCATGTATCGGTTGCGCGTTTAATAAGTGTAGCAGATGACCAAGTTGTGCGCAACTTAAGACCTGGAGTACCGTTGAGGGTTACTCCAGCACCAGCTGTCAGCGTGCATTGGCCAGCCCCCGTTTGGAGTACTGTGAGAGTAGTCCCTACTGGAAAGGCCACTGAAGAGTTAGGTGGTACCGTTAGAGTGTTCCCCGAGGCAACACCCATTTCAATCATCTTACCACTGTCTGCCAAGACTAAAGTATAGCTTGCTGTCTGAGCATTAGTGACTGTGTCAGTAATGATTCTCTGATAGTTTGTTCCGTCATTGGTAAATTCCCAACAATCTGTTGTTTCATTCCAACGAAGAGCAACATTCGTAGAAGTACCACGCTCAACTTCAATGCCAGCGTTTTGCGATGGGGTACCTGCTTCATTATTATTTAATATAATAATGTTGTCATCGATTGTTAAAGTCTCTGTATTAATACTTGTGGTAGTTCCTGAAACTGTTAAGTTGCCAGAAACAGTTAAGTTTCCAGCTACTGTTGGATTAGAAGTATTAACCCAAGCAGAACCGTTATATGAAAGAAGTTGATTTGTTGCTGCTGTGGTAATTGTAACATCAGAAAGATCTGTTATCCCTAACGTCTCAGTGAGGCTAGCGTTAACCCAAGCTGAACCGTTATACTTAAGAAACTGACCACTTGCAACTGAAGTAATTGTCACTCCGCCAACGTCATCAATGTCATTGATAGTTGGGATTGAACCCCATTCAAGACCTGATGTAGCCGACGAGTTTGCTCTTAAAAAGTTTCCATCTGTTCCAACAGCTAAGCGACCAACAGTATTATCTGCCGAGGCGACAATCAGATCACCTTTAGCGTCTACTATTGCGTTGGCTATATAGGTGTTCGATGCATTAGCTATAGCTAAATATGTGTTAGCTGCTGTGCTGGATGGTAAGTATGTGCTAGACGCTGTAGCAGTCGTTAGGTAAGTGTTAGCAACATAGGTGTTCACTACAAGTGCTGCTGCATCTGCAGAACGGTCTGCATAATTGGTTGTTGCTATTCTAGTGCTATTGTCTGCCACATTGGCTGTTGTAGCCGTAGGGGTCCCACTCAAAGCAGGGCTGACAAGCGGCGCATAAGTGCTAGCAGCATTGGAAGTTGTTAAATATCCAGAGAAGCTAACGCTGGCACTTTCCTTTGCAGTAACTCTACCATAGCTATCTACAACAACATTTTTGATAAATGTCGTTGTGTCTGCTCCGCTATTAGAAGTAACCGTAACTGAAGCTAAGTCAATGCTGTCCGCATTTACTACTATTCTTTCACTGCCAGCAGTTACTACGTTAACTGCATTTTCCGATATCGTTAGACCATTGCCAGCGGTGAATGCACCAGTGCCAGTAAATTGAGAATATACTAAATTATCTGTACCAAAAACAATGTTATCATTTGCTCCACTTGGAGTACCGCTAAGAATAAATCCGCAGTTAATATTAAGAGATCCGCCAATAACAAAAGTAGCATCACCTTTTTGAACTTCTCCCACTGGACTGTTATCTGAATCTGATCTTCTAGTAAGAACCCACACTGCTGAAGCCCCACCGGTAGCAGTTACTGTGTATATACCATTTTGTGTTGCAGTGGCTTGATTTTTAACCAGAACAGAATCCCCAACTGCTGGAGCGCCGCCATCTATGCCTAACGCTCCGTTAGCTGAAGCTGTTAAAGTAGCCCCCACACCAGATGTTCCGTTATTGTAAGTGCAAGTTGGCAACGCTTCTGTCGTAGCAACGGCCACAGGATCATGCCAATTCAACCCAGCAAACAAAGCATCTACATAGCTTCTCGTAACAAGAGCACTTGAGCCACTACCAGCATTTGATGCTGACACAGAAAGAACATTCAATGTTCCATCTACCGCTATATTTCCTACGACTGTACCACTAGAGTTTTTTAATTCTACCAATGGTGCGGTTGCACCTGTTGCGGCTTTGATGACAAAAGCTTCATCGAAAACTGTTATCTCTGGTGCGGTTTCAATTCTTAAACGGGCCATGATGCTCCTATGTGTATATTGCAGAACTGAAGATATAGTAATAGGTTTAAAGCAAAATTATTGTGTTATTCTCTTTAAAAATTCTAACATTTTTCCGGTGTACTTTATGCGTCCAAAATGAGTTAAGTTAATAGTTGGGTCAACCCAAATCTTTCCACCCATCTTTTGCCAATATCTGCAGAAGCCATAATCTTCAGACAAGAATCTTCCATCATCATCTACATAAGAATTAAATAAAGCATAGGCGTTTTCTGTTTCTTCGCCGTGCAGTGCGCCTGTATCATCTTTGTATTTTAATTTTTTGTACTTTTTAAACATCTTATCAAACACTTGACGTTTAATAAGCATAAAACCAGTACCAGCTTCGTAGCATTCGACTGCGCCATTATCAATATTTAATTGATTTTCTCCTGGTTTTGTCATGTGCACTACATATCTTGTGGCATACTCCATTAGGTCTTGGGCCGGCAAATCGGCTTGTGCGCCTTCTTTCACTTTATCCCAATTAATTTCCTTAATTGGATATGAAGCGGTCATAACATCTTTGTCGTGCCAAAGCAGCTTGAGAATTGATTCTTTATCAAACTGTAAATCTACGTCGATAAATATCATATGAGTATAGGCTGGGTTGCCCATAAACTTGGCAACAAGGTTATTTCTTGCGCGATTAATCAAAGAATCGGAGATGGTGCATACCGAATAGTTTAAACCTATTTCCTTATAATAAAGGAGGGCCTGCAAAAGGCTCATTGCAAAAGGTTCTGTTACGTGTGAATCATAACATGGGAGAGCAAAAAATACATTCCACTCTTGCAGTTTTTCTTTAGGTATTGTTATGTTTATTGGTTGTTCTTCTACAGGCATAAAAACAATTATAGCAACTTATTACCAAGTTGTCAAAGCAGATCTTTTCCAAGTATCTGTTTCTATGCAGACATAAATATAGTTTTCGTCCCAAGCCATGTCACCTGTTGTGCCAAAACTTGAAGAAGTAAGTGGAACTGTTACAGAAATATCATCAAAAGATGTAATTACTCTTTTCCCACCAACGCCAGCAAATATAGTAATTTTTCTAGAATTAGTTGCTGGTGGCGATGAGTAGTATATAGAAACTGTATTTCCGTCAATAACATCCCATCGAACCTTAGTAAAATCGTAATCCCCACTAACATCTCTAGAAATTAATCCAATATCTGTTGTATTTAAATTATGGGTTATATAAAAAGTTCTAGTTTCACCATCTCCTACAACTGTACTGTATGAGTATTGTTCTATGGGGAGAAAGGCGGTTACGACAACTGCAGAGGTTGGTTTTGAAAAATATAAAGAAAAATTCTTTACAGTATCAGCTTGAGCGCGTACATCAAGTACATCGTATGGATAAGTTGCTCTTTTTGCGACAATGACAATGTCCCTAGAGCCAAGATTGTGACTGAACTCCGCAAAACCACTTGGTGTAGAGCCTTCAAAAATAGTTTCACTAAAGTAAACTTTATCCCCAGCTGAAAATAATAAAACTTTTATTGAATTACCAGCTGGCGGTGTTTCAAATTCTATAATTATAGAATCTAGACTGATCGCATTCCATCTAACGTCTAATGAACTGGCAAAAGTATTTGGTGTTGCTTGCTGATTTGTTGTGCCGTCTGATTCTCGTGTTACAACAATAATATCTCTTGTATTTAAATTATGATTTATTGTAAATGAAGTTGATATGCCATCTCCAATAATTTCTGAATAAGAAAATATTTCTGATGGTAATGCGTCTGCTATATTTGTAGCAGAAATTTTATTTCCGTCATAAGATAATACTTGACCGGTAGTGATTCCAGCCAGATCTAGCTCGATACCGTTAATAGTTACGGTAGAGCCAACAACAAGACTATTTTTTACTATAAAATCTTTATTCGCCACTAAAGTTCACTGTCCCTCTAGTTTAAAATTTAATAATTTAATTAAATTGTAAAACTTATATGATTATATCACACTGCTATAAGTGTTCTTGCTACCTTGACTGTTGCATTTGTTGATGCGGCGTCTGTAATCGTCACTCTCAACAATACGTTCCCTGCAGAAATTGAAGTTGATACAGTCATAGGTATTCTTGATGCGCCAAGTTCAATTACTGCATACTCTGACATAAAAGAGTCTGTGCCGTCATGTGCTAAGAGAACTTCAGAAGTTGTGTACTTAGTGCCTTGTGTTACTTGGACAAGGTACTTAGCTGTTCTGTAAGTTGCTTTAGCAAAGCTATCAACTGTGGTGATTGTGTTTACATCAACTAGTTGAGTTGAAGTATTAAGTTCACCAGTTCCAGAATCAAGTGTTATTGCTCCAGTTGCTACGCTACCAAAGGTAACTGCTGCATTGGTGGCAACGTCCTGGCCTATTGAAAGGCTAATTGTATTAGCATTGTCGTTATAGGCCTTGGTTACACCCGTACCTGCCGTTATCGCGCCTTCTACGGCATCCTGAGCTGCCTCAGAGAAGTCTGAGACCTGACTGGCAGTGATCGAGATAGACGAGTTAGAAGCTGCTGTTAAGCGTCCCTGAGCGTCTACGGTGAATGTTCCCACTGAAGACGAGCTACCATAGCTACCAGCTGTTACAGCTGTGCTATCAAGGTTTAAAGTTATAGTATCAGTTGCACTTGCAACAGAGCTTAAACCAGTGCCACCAGCAATTGTTAAAGTATCGGTGCCTGAACTGATTGTTTGGCTTGTTCCAGAATCACCAGCAACCGTAAATGAAGTTGCTACGTTTGCAATGTCTGCGTTGCTAGCAATGTTAACATAAGTAGTGCCATCATTTGTAAACTGCCACTTGTCTGTTGATTCATCCCAACGGATTTGGACATTATCAGAAGTGCCACGCTCAACTTCAAGTCCAGCATTAAGGGCTGGGCTTCCTGTTACATTGCTATTAAGAACAATAATATTATCTTCAACAGCTAAAGTTTCAGTATTAAGAGTTGTGACATTTCCATTGACTGTAAAGTTTCCAGTAACGGTGAGGTTATTGGAAATTGTTACGTTTGATGGAAGGCTTAAAGTTATTGCTCCAGCTGAAGCACTAACGGAAATTTCATTTGCGGTTCCAGTCAAAGATGTAACAGCATTTGAAGAAAGGTCACTTACTTGACTTGCAAGAATGCTAATTGCTGTATTGCTTGCTGCGGTCAAACGGCCTTGAGCGTCTACAGTGTAGTTTGGAACCGTAGAAGCATTTCCATATGAGCCAGCAGTTACTGCTGTGCTAGCAAGATCCAAAGTAACTGCTCCAGAAGTACCGCCACCAGTAAGACCAGTTCCGGCTGTGACTCCTGTAATGTCTGCACCATCATTGGTGAGACTGAAAACACCAGTACTTGAGTTGTAAGCTAGGTTGCCTGAACCACTGACTTGTGCCCTAACGTTTCCTTGGAAATCTGAAACTTGACTTGCAAGAATACTGATTGCAGTATTAGCTGCAGCCGTTAAGCGACCCTGCGCATCTACTGTGTAGTTTGGAACTGTACTTGCGTTTCCATATGAGCCAGCTGTAACAGCTGTTGAGGCCAAGTCAAGAGTAACAGCACCAGAGGTGCCACCACCAGTCAATCCTGTTCCAGCTGTTACTGATTCAATGTCTCCAGCATCATTGGTGAAACTAATTACACCAGTTGTGCTATTGTAAGCTAAATCGCCTGCAACGCTAATTTGTGCTCTCGTGTTAGCTGTAAAGTCTGAAATCTTTGCTGCTGTTAGAGTGGTGAACGAAAGGTCACCAG